ATACCAGCCCCACCGGGATTGTTACGTTGGTTTAGAGGAACAACGGCTTCGGGTCCATCCTCACCAATCATGGCAAGTGTGGGTTTATTGACTATACCACCTTTAGCCAACATTGGTATGTTTGGTATCCCTGTAACTGATGTAAGTGAACCAAGAAGTGGTAAATCATAATTCATTACTGAGTTAATAGGATTAATTAAATTATCATTAATTAACACTTTGAAGGCATCAATAGTGCCACTAAAACCATTAGATATTGTCTGTGTGATATCTCCATCAATTGAAAATAAATCTCCCAACCCTTCAGGAATTACATCATCCCATGACCAATCGGGTAAGAAATCAGACCAACTAAAACTCCAATTTTCCCACGGCATTGTCCAATCAAAGACACCACCGTTACCAAACCAATAATCACTAGTGAAAATACCATCGGGCACCCAAGAAAATAATTCACCCCATTTTATATCAAAATCAAAAACACCACCCTCACCGAAATAATAATCCCAAGTTAACCATGCAGGAAGGGTGAAATCTCCCCAAGATTCCCACGGCATATCTGGCCATTTAAATACAGAACTTCCGAAATAATAATCCCAAGTTAACCATTCAGGGAGTTCAAAGTCACCCCAAGATTCCCATGGCATCTCCGACCAAGTAAATAATTCAGTCCAGTATGCTTTAGTCAGGAATCCTTCTGGTACAAAACTAAACAACTCATCCCAATCGGGAAACATATCATAGATATTAGTTAATACTCCATCTGGACCTGTCCAATAATCCTTAGTAAGAAATTCAGTCATGACGAAATCGAATGCATCGGTCATCCAACCTGAAAAATCATCCCATGTAGTTTCAGCCCAATCAAAGAAATCTTCTATTGGTTGAACAACCCATTCATCCCATTTTTGCTTTATTGTATTCCAAACGTTAGACGCTATTTGCCCGATACTACTAAAACCGGCTCCTATACTAGTAACAGCAGAAGACATGCTTGCAAGAATACCTAATAACGCCATTAAAATCCGTCCTTATCTAAAAATGAGTAATCTAATGGTACTACTTCTCTCCCGTTTGCTTTTGCTTTTTGTGTTTGAATTTCTCTCTCTTTGCTCGTCTCATCATTGACAGCCATGGCCCAAATTAGCGATTGTTGGAAAATCTCTTTAGGCATATTGTACACTTCAAGTAAGGATATGTTATAGTGTTTCGCTATAACGTAAGCCCAGTATTGAATTTGAAGGTTGAAGTCTTCACTACATTCGTAGTGTTTTTTCTTTAAAAATGACTTAACCTTCAACTGCCCTGTTTGGTAAACCCCCCTTGCAATGCCTCGGCTAATTCGTTAGGCTGGGGGAGTATTTTAGAAACTTGGTCACCCACGTATCCTTTAAGTGAAAGTAATTCCTTTGAAGTTAATTCAGGATTTGTTTTATCAATCCAATTAGTAAAAGCAAATTCCCAATAACCGCTTAAACTCATGGAGACATCTCCATCTTTTACTTTAAACATTTCTTGGGCGGCGTTTTGTATGTCGAGAAAAGATATTTCTTTTACCCATACTTCGATTATAGCGGATTCGTCATCAGGGTCGGCCCTAACAGTATGCTTAATCAATTCATCATTCTTCAATAACAGGTTTTTGTTTATTATGTTCTTCGCCATTTAATTCACTTCCATTGGATGCAGCCGCTTCTTCAGCGGGGGCCTCCGATTCTTCCTCAGGGGCTACTGATTCTTCAGTAGAGCCTTCGGTTGCTTCATTGTCGGTAGCAATTCCCTCATCGTTTTGTTTCAGTCTTAAAACAAGTTCAGCCTTGGTGCCATATACTGGCAAACCTAGTTCTTTACAAACTTCTTTTAGTTCTGCTACGGTAAGGGAGTCATATTTTTGTATTTCATCAGGGAATGGATTTTCAGTCTCCACTTCAACTAATTTGTTGATTTCTTCTTTTTCAGAGTTAATAATGATATTAGCAACATGTGTATTGATTGCATGATTATCTAACAACCCGATAATCAATTCTTTTTCTTGTATCGAATTAAGAAATACTTGTAATTCTATACCGTTTGCTTTACACACCCATTCAGCATATCCACGTGCTCCTAGACGACGATATTGTTGTAACGATACTTTCATGTTTAACACCTCAATATTTCGGTACTGCGTCACGAGCCAATACTTTAATTGATTTCGGCATTATCTTTAACGCTGATTTTACTACACCTTTATCCTCAGGTATTTGAAGTGGTGCTTCAATAATATAATAATCATCAATTAGTATAACCATTTTTTCGCTATCAGATGCACTTGTGCTTCCAGTAAGATTCTTTTCAAAGGTGATTCGTATTTGATTTGTAGTAGAGTCAGCATTACTGTTAACACTAAACTCTGTACCTGTACGCATTTTATGGAAAAAGATTGGGTCATCAACAATAATTTCCATTGACATATCATAGGTAGTTTGACCTTCAACCATGATACTTGTATTTCTTGAACCAGCGAAAGGAACTTGGTCAGTGATTGGAGAGGCAGACTGGTTTACGGCATTTATTGTATGGAAACCTTGTACGCCTGTTGTACCGCTTAAATTAAAACTAAGCACTTGGGCTACTTGTTGTCCTGCCAAAGTTATGCTACCATTGTAAAACATGAATGGTTTCTGGGTGCCTTTCGCTATACCAGAATTAATACGTGTTTGAGCAGTATTAGCAGTATCATCAAACATACGATGTGAAGAGTAGCGTGTAATAGCAGTTCCTTCTAAACGACCAGTATCAGTATAACAAAGTGCTGAATTGAAATTAACAGAAAGTCTAAGAGCAGCATCGTTATCTGTAGCAAGATTGAAATCTGTAACTTTACATCCACGGAATACACGAGTTAGTTCCTTTGAATCACCAGAACCACCATCAACTGTAGATTCAGAAGTGTCTATATTACGACGACGCTGTGATACTTCTAAACAGAAAGAAGGAACAGTAGTGCGAGAAAACAGAAGATGTTCTACCGGGTTTGTAATTGTACCTGTTGTAGACACTGTTACAGGTAGTGAACCAGATGTATCAGGGTCACGGACTTCGACATCTGTGCTTGAAGCATGAGGGTAAAGTAATGGCTCGTCCAAATAAATCCTAGTATCAGGTTCAGATACAGCAACAACACGACGTACTTCATGCGGTTTAGCATTATCAAATTCAAAGTCAGTAAGTGTACCATCCCAAGTTCCACCATCGGGTTCATGGTCGCTCACAATAGGAACAAGTGGTGCATCATCACGAATCTCTAAATAGTCCCCAACAGCGATACCTGATTTTGATGCGAGAGTAATATGTGAATCACCTGCATTAGAAGCAGCAGACAAAGTTGTAGCAACTGAACCGCCATTAGGTGAATTGATTAACTCGTGTCCAAGACAATACTTAAGCCATCGAGCCGTATGCATAGCGACCTCAAAAGAGCCACCCTCGTTGGTAACTTTACCGGGTACTTGTACTGAAGCATCACGACCAAGACCAAGAACATGGTATCGCTTTAAATCAATTTTTGTTTCGGGTAAAGTGATAGCAGATGCAATACCTAAAAATTGGTCTGTTAGGACTGATTCAGTGTTAGCACCTGCCGCCATACCGACATCCATTGGAGGTGTTTTGTAAGGTAAAATATGTAAGGTATCAGCAGTACCTAATGCGCCATCACTACTCACCATACCGGGTGAAATTTTCATAGTTATTCCTTCATTTTCTATAATTGTAAACACTCTTCCACCGTTTGCGGTATCAGGTAAATCTCCATCAGCAATAGCAGATGTTGCCTTTTCCCATACAACTTGCGAACCAACAAGCATATTTTTTGGATATTTTAATTTATGTGTGCCGTTTTCAAATATTACATTGTTTGCTTCAGAAGAAAATGTAATTGTAGTAATATTACCACTGGTGGCAATAGTCATTGCTGCATCAGTTGCACCTCGTATTACCATGCCCGTTTCTGGGGCAAAGGTCACTTCTGCTATATCTCCTTTATACACTGTGCTTGGCATTTATATCATCTCACGGTATTAGTTCTGCTAGTATCACTACTTCAATCTGGAATGTCATTCTAAACATCTTTTTACTTCTATCACTCAAGTCAGTTCTTGTCTTAAAAACCAGCCTGTCAAAATTTACCCCGTCTCCCTTTCTTTTTGAGTGAATTAATCGTCGAACTTCGTTCTCAAGTGATTGCAGATGAGTCCTGCTCTTAATTGTTCGCATGTCCACGGTTATATTTATACGTGTTGTGACGAAATCATAAAACAATTCTGGTGCTTCTTCATTGTGTGCTGTTTCATAACAAAGCACGAAATCTGACTTTTGTAAATCGATTCTTTTACCTCTTTCAGGAGATACATCTGCTATATCCATAACAACAGGTCTATAGTTACCAGTATTCGCTCTATTCCAATCATCTTTGAATAAATTAATTATTACATCCAAACCTTCTGTCCAAGTCGCCACCATCTAAGCAACCCTCCTTTTGAATTTGTTTGGATTATCTTTGTATTCTTCAATCCTAGCCTGCAAATCTGTAGGTACAATAAAACCACCTTCATGTTTCATTTTATATTCCATAAAATATGGATTTTGTCGAAGCATAGCATCATCAGTTTCTTTATCTAATCTTTCAAGTTCTTTTTCTGATGCAGGTTTTCTAGTATTAGTATTAGTATAACTACCATCTTCTTGCTTCCTTAGTCCCAATGCTGCGCCTTCAATACTTTCCATTCTATCACGAAATTCAGGAGGTTGAGATTTGAAAAAATCCATCAACTTTTTCTGTTCAAATACATCTTCCTTGAATAATTCAACAATAAGAGCAAATTTATCTTCGCCCTCTTTTTTGATAAGTAACTCTTCACTCATTCAAATATCACCATTTCGATATATTTAGGCAAAGTCCTATCCACGTCTGCTTGATAAAGTTGAACTTTACTAGCAAGGTCGATATTTTGAGTTCCTTCAGGGATTAACACACTTCGGTCATCAGCCATCAATAATTCAATAGCGACCATTTTAGTGCATATATCTTCTATGGCCTTTTCTAAATATCTTTCACCGTAAATGTATGTTGCCTTTATAGCGTTCCATTCAAAGAATGGATAAGAGTTATTGAAATATACAATACCCATTTCTGCGTCAAGCCACCAATCACGCAAACGAGCACTGTCACCGCTACTAGAGCCACCTTGTAAATCAACTAAAAGTGAGTTTTGAGTAATTGCACCAGTAATAGCCCCTAAACTCCCTGTAACTGCTACACATCCTGTAAACGAAGTAGCAGTTTTACCAGTGTATCGGAATACATCTCCACTTGCATCTATAGCAACACCAGCATGTACAAATCCTGTAGTAGATACAACATTGACTGTAGTAGTATCAAGACTTGAAAATGTTGTCGTGTTTA